CACGCCCCCCGCCTGCTTTTCACCCGCACCCCCCCGGCCGCGGTTTTCTTATACCCCCCTTGATGAAAGGAGCCAATCGTGGCTATTTTCAATTCCACCAACGCGCAGGTGCTCATGCCTCGCGAAATCGCAGACGGAATGGTGAAGAAGACCCAGTCTCTTTCCACCGTCGCCAAGCTCTCCGGAGCCTCCCCTATGCGCTTCGGCAAGACCGACATTCTCGTCTTTGACGACCTGCCTAAGGCGCAGTTCGTCGAAGAAGGAGCCGATAAGGGTTCCACCACCGGCACTTTCCGCTCTGTCACTGCCGTCCCTCACAAGGCGCAGGTCACGATGCGTTTCAACCAGGAGGTCATGTGGGCTGATGAGGATTACCAGCTGGAAATCCTCAACACCCTTGCTGAGGCTGGTCAGAATGCGCTTTCTCGCGCCCTTGACCTGGGCATCTATCACCGCATTAACCCTTTGAACGGTACCGCGATCACCTCGTGGACCAATTACATTTCCGCGACCACGCTCGCCGTGGAAATGACGGGAAAGACCGCTGATCCTGATGTTGCGTTCCGCGCTGCCGTCGGAAAGGTCATCGAGTCCCCGATGGGCGTGCAGGTCACTGGCGCGGCCTTTGACCCGAAGTTCGGGTGGGCGCTGTCTGACCTGAAGGCCAAGGACGGGGCTGGTGAGACTTCCCAGCTTCGCTACCCGAACCTTGGTTTTGGCACCGACATCGAAAACTTCATGGGCATTCCCGTGGCCATGGGCAACACCGTTTCCGGTACGCCCGAGGCTACCGACACGAAGATCCGCGCGATTGTCGGCGACTTCCAGAACGGTATCCGCTGGGGCGTGCAGCGTGATCTTCCCGTCGAACTCATCCAGTTCGGCGATCCGGATGGCCAGGGTGATCTGAAGCGCAAGAACCAGGTGGCTCTGCGGCTGGAAATCGTCTACGGATGGTACGCATTCGTGGACCGCTTCGCCGTGGTCAAGGAAAAGACCGTCTGACCCCTCTCCGTAGCGGAGTCATAGGGGGGGCTTACCCAGTAGACCTCTAACCTCATGGTTGAGGAAAGCAGTATGAACTATTCGGAATTTCCGAACGGTTGGGCCCTCTAACCTCATGGTTGAGGAAAGCAGGGTAAGCCCCCCCTTGTCCAGGCACAAGCAAGGAGGGAGGAAAATAGGTGAGTCCGATACCTACACCCTGGGCGACATACCGGGATCTAGAACAGCGCTGGCGCGGTCTAACAGCCGTCGAGCAAGAACGCGCCACCGTCCTCATTGAGGACGCTCAAAGCCTCATCAAAGACGAGTGCGCACAGTGGGAACAAGCCAGTGCCGAAACTCTGCGACGCGTGGTGTGCTCCATCGTCAAACGCGCCATGAACGCTCCTCTTGGAGACGATGACCTTGCAGGAGCCTCCAGTACCAGCATGACCGCAGGGCCCTTCACACAGCAAGTGTCCTTCTCAAACCCCGGCGGGGACCTCTACTTGACTAAGGCGGAAAAGCGCAGCGTCAACGGACGCAGGGGCGCGGCGTTTGAGGTCAACCTCCTCAAAGGAGGCGGCGATGATTAAAGGCAGCCGGATCGAAATCCACAGCCCCATCGAAACAGGCACGGACACGTTCAACATTCCCACCACAAAATGGGGGTTAGAAGCCGTCCTAGGTGACGTACTCGCGGCCCCTGCTTCAACGCAGGACGTGGAAGGCACGATCCGTCCCAACGGGGATGAGATCACCATGGATTTCTACATCCCAAAGACCTACACAGCCTCGCTTCGAGGCCGACAAATCCACCATCAAGGCAACATCTACGAGGTAATCGGCGACCCACAGCCCTACCCCGAAGAGAACACCCCAACCAGGTGGAACCGCGTGGTCCACGCGCGAAAGATCGAGGGGTGAACACCTCATCATGTCCGACATAAAAATCGAACTAGATTTCGCCGCAATGGCAGCCCTCACCAAACCACTGGTCGAACAGTCCGTAGAGAAGATCGCCTCCGCCGCCGGAACCGGCTTCGTAGGGGACGTGCGAATCGGAAAGAAAGGGCGTCCCGTTGGAGTTGTCCGAGCTGACTCGTATCAAGCCAGGCGTCGCAACGCCAAGGAAAACACCCTGCTGAAGAGTATGGGAGCGGGCAGTGTCTGAAGCTTTTCTCATACGCGCGCTCGCGGACTGTGCGGAGTTGGTGGGGGTCGGAGTTTACGGGAGTATCCCGGGAACGCGCCCAGACCGGTTTGTGACGGTTGAGCGTACCGGCGGACAGGTGACTGGGCTGGTGGATTATCCGACGTTTGCGGTGCAGTGTTGGGGTGAAAGTCGGGCTGAGGCTGCGGCTTTGGCCTCGCGTGCAACGCAAGCGTTGCAGTCTCTTGTCTCTTATCCGCAGGTAGCGTCCGTTAGCGTGGATTCCCTCTACAATTTCCCGGATCCTGATTCTCGCCAGGCTCGCTATCAGTTGACGGTGAGCGCAGCAATCATGCTCTAAAAATAGAGCTCTTCTTTGTCCCCACCCCGCGCCTGGGTGTGGGGCTTTTCCATACCCACTTTTTGGAAGGAGCCACAAAAATGGCTGACAAGAACACTTCTTTGGTTTCCGCCGCGAAGCCCACAGCGACGGGCGTTGTCCGTATCGCCCCGATTGGAACTGCTCTGCCTACGGACGCGAAAACTCCGCTCGACGCAGCGTTCGCAAAGACCGGCTACATCGGCGAAGACGGCGTGGAAAACGCGCCTGAACGTGAAAACAGTGAACAGAAGGCATTCGGCGGCGACACCGTAATGATCATGAACACAGGCTACAAGGAGACTTTCAAGTGGAAGTTCCTTCAGAGCCTGGACGTGGACGTGCTCAAGGCCGTGTACGGAGCTGAGAATGTTACGGAAAAGTCCGGTGTCATCACGATTCTGCACAATGGCAAGGATCTTCCTCGCGCCGTGTTCGTGCTCGAGATTGCTCTCAGTGGCGGAAAGATCAAGCGCCTAGTCATCCCCGAAGGGCAGATCACCGAGCTGTCTGCCGTGTCCTACAAGGATGGTGAGGTCACCGGCTATGAGGTGACGCTGACGACCTATCCGGATACGGCTGGGAACAACGTGTACGAATACATTTCGGCCGCGAAGTAACCCACACAGGGGGCGGGGCTGACACCACGGACAGCCTCGCCCCCTATCAATCCCCCCCTTTTGATTCCCTTCCCCCTTTTTTTCTTTTGAGGAGACTTCCATGTCTGAATCTTTGTCCCGCGCAGAGCTGGAAGCACAGTTTGCAGCACTTGACGCCCAGCTTGCAGCACTTGACGCCACCAACGCCCAGGTAAATGCCGCCCCTGTTTCTGAGGTGCGTAGCGTCGAAATCCAGGGGATCCCACTCACCCTCGATCCCAATGTGTTCGACGACTTTGAATTGCTCGATACCCTTAACGAAATTCAGGAAGGGAACGCGCTGAAGAGTCCGGCGTTGCTTCGGAAGGTCCTGGGAGACCAGTACAAGACAGTGCTTGAGCATTTGCGTGATCCCGCTTCTGGGCGCGTGCCTGCCTCCAAGGTCGCGCCTTTCATGCAAGAACTCATGGAAGCCTTGGCCCCAAAATCCTGACTTTCGTCCAGCTGCTCAGAGAGTATCCGTGTGAGCTGGAATTCGATTTGCGCCGCTACCTGCACGTGACGGACATGCGGGCCCACCCTGCTAGGAAGGTAGCCGACTGGGCGGTGGTGATCCGCGCGCAGCCCGAATCGGCTTTACATCGCACGGCGAATCCTGAATGGCGGTGGGGTCTTGCGGAGTTCCTTTCGGCTGAGGCTGTGGATACTCTCCGACTCCTTTGGTGGGCGAAGACGAAGGATGCGGAAAAGGGAGCGAACCGACCAAAACCCCTGCCTCGCCCAGGCGTGGCTGTCCCTCAAGGCGAGCGCGTAGGTGAAGCAATGAACGTTGACGACCTTGACGCACTCCTTGACCGGGAACGCGAATAACCATGTTGAGAACTCAATAGAACGGAGACCCTACTGTGGCTGGTGGAACTGAGCTGGGGAAAGCCTGGATCCAGGTTGTGCCCTCATTTAAGGGCGTGAAAAAGTCCATTGGTGATGAGCTTGCCGGTGTTGGACGCGATGCTGGTAGCGAAGTCGGTTCGCGATTCAAAGGCGGGCTGATGCAGGCTGCGGCCATTGGCGGCACCATTGCCGCAGTCGTTGGGTTTGGTGACCTCGCCAAAGAAGCTTTCGCAGCCTCGGACGCGACGGATAAGTTCCGCTCCACCTTAAAGTTCGCGGGGATCACCGGGCAAGAACAGATCGATAGCCTGGTTAAAGGCGCGCGAAAGTACGCCGACGAAACCATCTATGACCTGACGGATATTCAGTCGATCACCTCCAAACTTGCTGCTAACGGCGTGCAGAACTTCGACAAGATGGCTGAGGCTGCGGGTAACCTCACGGCGGCAGCTGGCGCGGGAGCTAATGAATTCTCTGCTTTCGGTAACGCTCTCGTGCAGGTTAATGCCGCCGGTCGCCTTCAGGCTCAGGACTGGATGCAGATCACGAACGCAATCCCTGGTGCGTCTGGTCGCCTCCAAGAGGCCATGCGTAAAAACGGTGCATTCGTCGGGGACTTCAAAGACGCGATGGCCAAGGGGCAGATCACCGCCGAAGAATTCAACCAAGCCCTCTTAGAGCTCGGTTTTGAAGATGTGGCTGTTGAGGCTGCGAAGTCCACGAAGACTCTTGAGGGCGCGTGGGGGAACTTCCAGGCTGAAATTCTTGGCGGCGCAATGGATATTGCAAACGCGATCAAACCGTATGTAACCGGGGCAATCAACTGGGTGACCGATAGCCTGCATGGGTTTTTCGGGTGGGTCAAAAACGCAGTTGAAGGCCTGCGGGGAATTTTCGTCGATCACGACTTCAACGAGGCTTTCGCTCAGGCGTTCAACATCTCAGAGTCCAGTGTCATCGTTGATTTCTTGTTCACCGTCCGCGACGCCATCGTGGACCTGTGGACGATCATCTCCGGCGGTGACACTTCGAAGCTGCGTGAACTTTCCTTGCCTCCCGGGCTGGTGTCCGCGATCCAGGGTGCGCGCGATGCTTTCTGGGACCTGGTGTCAACCGTGCGACCCTACGTTGAGAGCTTCTTCGACTACATCGCGGACACCGGAGAGTCCCCGCTGGAACCGTTCAAGACCCTGGCCGCTGTCGCAGGGCAAGGCTTGGCAACAGCATTCCAGCAGCTGTTCACCGTCACTAAGTACTTGGCTTCGGCTTTGGGTGAGACGGTGGGGTGGCTGCGTCAAAACTGGGACTGGATTAGCGCCATCGTGGTAGGGGTAGCCGGAGCTTACGGCGCTTATCAGCTGTGGACGGGAGCGATTAAGGCGTGGGGGTTGGCCGTGCAGGCCTGGCAGGCTATCGTCAAGGTGGGCACCGCGATCCAGGCGGCGTTCAACGCGGTCATGGCCGCTAACCCCATCATGCTGGTTGTTATGGCTATCGCGGCTCTGGCGGCTGGGCTGACGTGGTTCTTCACCCAAACGGAAACAGGCCGACAGATCTGGGCGGCGTTCACCCAGTTCCTCAGCGACACCTGGCAGGCAATCACCGACGCATGGACGGCATTCTCCGACGCTTTTGCCGCCGCCTGGAACGGGTTCTGGGACGGCGTGAAAGCTGTCTTCACAGCCATATGGGACGGCCTCACCTGGTTCTTCCAAGCCCAATTCGAGGTATGGAATACTGTTCTCACGTTCTTCACCGGGGTCTTCACAGCCCTCTGGGAGGGACTGTGGGGATGGATCGGCCCCTACGTCACCGTCGTGTGGGACACCCTGACAGCCGGATGGCAGGCCCTGTGGGACACGATCAGCGCAGCGTGGACAGCGTTTTCAGGCTGGCTGACCGGAATATGGCAAGCAGTGTGGGGTGGGATCAGCAGCTTCTTCACCACCATCTGGGACACGATCAGCTCTTGCGTTTCAAGCGTGCTCGCTGCCGTGTCTGCGGTGATTTCAGGGACCCTGTCGGCGATCAGTGGAGTGTGGAACAGCGTGTGGAGCGCTGTCTCCGGTTTCTTCTCCCAAATCTGGGACTCCATGCGTGGCAGCGTCCAAGCAGGCATTGACGCGGTCTACAACACGGTGACGTCGATCCGCGACCGCGTCACGGGGTTCTTCTCTGGTGCTGGAACCTGGCTGTACAACTCTGGTAAAGCGATCCTTCAGGGCCTGGTGGACGGCATCATGTCCGCGATCTCTTGGGTTGCCGGGGCCTTCGACACAGTCATGTCCAAAGCGCGTGAATACTTACCGTTCTCGCCCGCTAAGCGTGGCCCCTTCTCCGGCAAGGGATGGACCCTGTATTCAGGCCGTTCCATCGTCGAAAGCCTGGCGCAGGGTGTGAATGAGAAGAGCGGCTTGTTCGTCGATGCCCTGGCAGGAACCATGGATGCCGGGAACGAAGCGCTCACCGGCTTTAAGACAGGCTCCTACACCTACACCGCAGGTTCCCTCGGCGGCCCTGGCTTCTATGGAAACACGGCCCGTGAACTTGTCGTTCGCGACGTTAATGACCAACTCGTGGGCCGTATGCGCGTGGAGGCTGCTGGCGAGGTAAGCGGCGCGCTTGATCCAGTCTCACGTTCACGTCTTCGTGAGCTTGCAGGAATCTAACAAGGAAAATAGGAGTGGGTTATGGCGTGGTGGAGCGGCTCATCTGGCTACCTGATGGTTGGCCTCGACATTTACCAGCATGGGGATCCCAATTCTGGGAGCGTCCAGCTTGAAATTATTTACAGTGTGAAGGCTGACGGGTACGGGCATAATTTCAATTCCACCTTGCATCGGTGGGGGCGTATCGGCGGCGATGTCGGGTTCCACTTCTCCTCGCCGAGGGGCGGCTATAACGAGGCTGAGATTCGACGCGAGACCATTACGGTTAACACGGAGTATGGGCGCAGTCAAGATTTAGAATTTGCGGCCTCCATTGGTCCTATCTGGAACGGCGGTAACCCAAGTACCACCCGGTGGTGGACGGTTCCCGCTCGCGCCTATCTTCCCCCGGCCACCCCGGCGAATTTCCAAGCACGCTACCTGTCCGAAGGCAGCGTGGAATGCACCTGGGACCTGAATGTCACGAGTGACCGGCCAGTAGACATGCTGGACATTTGGCGGTGGTCATACACCACTAACGAATACAGGCTGGTCGCGCAGCTGCCGCCCTCGGCCCGCTCGTGGACGGACACGAACCTCCCCACAGACGACTACTACCGGTGGCGTATTCACGCCTGGCGTAGGGATGGCGCAGAATCCGCGCGGGTGGAGAATTCTACTTCATCCCCGCAGTTCGTGGCTCCTGGGAATATTGCGATGGCACCGGGCGCGCCCGTGAATGTGAGTGCGGTCAAGCAGGCCAGTGGCGCGATCAACGTTTCTTGGGAGCGGGGTTCTCGCTATCCGGATTGGGGGTGGGGCGCTGAGATCTATGACAACGGAACTAAGGTCTCCGACGTTGCGGGTGACGCTCGCACGTGGACTCACGCTTCGCCCAACGCTGCGGTCTCGCATGTCTACCAGGTGAGGCAGAAAGGCCCCGGCGGACTCCTTTCGCCCCTGTCTGAGCGGTCGAACACGGTCCAGCTGCTGACAAACCCGGGCGTGCCCGGGTCTTTGGTGCCTGCTGGGGTCCCTCAGACCCCAGGCACCGTGATCCTGTCGTGGACTCACACCAGCATTGACACCACCGTTCAGACCAGGGCCGATGTGAGGTGGCGCAAGCGCGGCTCCGCGAACTGGAGTGGGATAACCATCAACGGGGACCGCAACACATACTCCCTCGCCTTCAGCGATGTCGGGGAGTACGAGTGGCAGGGGGGCGCCCCCGGCGCGGGCGGCAGCGGCCCGGGGCG